TTTCATCCTGACCCCAAGGCGTTGCTGGCGGAGGTTAATCGCGAACCAGCACTGCACTCCTTGGAGTTTCGCACAACTTGCATGTGCTCGTCAGAGGGTTGGTACTTGATACGGGAGTCGAACCCGTCTTGTCCGCATGAAAGGCGGGTGTCCTAGCCGATAGACGAATCAAGTGTAAAAAGTGGGCGGTGACTAGAGAATTCGGTCACCATCAAGTTGTTATCTGGACATATGTGCCAGACTCATAACACCCATAATAAAATACTTTGCAAATACTAACGTACGCTTTCGATCCACGTGGAAGACACTTACAAGCCCCTGCAGAGGCGGTCATGCGCACCTTCACGATTGTTACACTAGCAACCTATGCCTAGTCAAAGTATTTTATTATGTGTGCTAAGGGCTGTGGCTCGGACTTTCCCACAATTAAGACGTTGTTCGGCTACCGCTCGCACCGCTGTCACCCTGTAATATATCTATTATACGCCGTTTAAGATAGCCGTTCAAGTAAAAAATTAGACAATCGTTGCAACCAGACTACCTTACTAAATATGACTAATTGTTGTCGTGAGGTTGAGTAAGTGTTCATTTGCTTGCGGGCACCAAATAACGAAGTTGTTTGGTATTCATTAAGCCCTTCCCGACTGTCTAAGTATATATTATACAGTGATTGGGGTTGAAGATCAAGACAAAATTTCCTGACCCTCAACCGCCGCGATTACTGCAAGCGTGCAACCAGTGCTTCCAGCACATCGTGGTTGGCCTTTTCCAGGCTTTCAAACACTTCTGGAGCCACGCCGCAACGTTGTGCAAGCAGGTCAACCAGTTCGGCTTTCTTAACCCGTGCAACGCCTTTGTTGGGGGTCTTGGCCACGTACACGCCTTCGCGTGAGAGCTTGGCAACTACGCTACGCACAGTTTTGCCCAGTGTCTCGGCAAGTTGCTCCACGGTTTTACCAGCTTGGTAGCCGGTGACGAGTTCCACGGTTTGTTCGGGGGTATAGTTCTGAGGGATCGCTTTAGTCATCGTATGTCCTTTAGTTGGTTTCTGCGCTGTTTAAGATTCTATTATACACTTAGAAGGGAACATCGTCAAATTCAAAAATTTCGTCGTGTGCGTCGCTACATACGAAAATTTCTGACAGTTCTGCTCCTGCAAATTCATGGAACCAGTCGTCCTGAATCTGTGCGAAAAATTCGGTGTCTGTCATTTGCCATTCCTTCCTGTTGATATAATAATTATACAAAACTTTGCCAAAGTGTTCAAATCTAAATTTTTTCTCTTGACACATATAGCTTTGCCACTGTATAATGGGCGCAGAGGGACCCTCAAGTTTTTGCACTTGACCCCGCACTGGCGCAGAAAAGCTCAAAGTTTTCCACTTGACAAGGATTCCCACTGGCGCAGCAAAGCTGCGTGAGTACGAAAGTACTCAAATTCGATTTTAAATGAAAATTGCAAACAAAAGTACACATGAGCTATTTGGTTCACAAAACGCGCCTGCAAACAAAAGTAGTAGTGTTGTTTTTTAAACACACACAAAAAATATGTTATTGAAAAAACTTGACACGGGCCGCAAAATTATGGTATAATTTTGGCGCAGCAAAATGTAATACTTTTGTTTGCAATTTCGTTTTGCAAACAAAAGTATTACAAAAGATAATGGACAAAATAAAACCCGCCAAAGCGGGTTATTATTAAATTAATGCAGATCTGGGGATTTTAATTAATCCTGCAAGATAATCAATTTCCCATTCATAATGCTGAAAAACCTCATAATCATAATCGCCAGTAAATTCCAGCATATAATCGGCCGCGATATTAATATATTCTGGACGGATTTTGTCAAATGTCCAGCCATTATAATCTTGGGGATTAATGCCCAACTGGAGAAAAGTTAATACCAGCGGTTTATCCGCAAAACTGGGAAAATTAATCATCATTTTGTTTTTCCTTTAAAAATCCTATTATAGAAACGCACGTCGAGCTATTATGCCGGGTCGAATCCTTCCCTTACACCAAATCAACGATGCTTGTGTGCGTTTCTATAATAGGGCTTTCGCCCTATTATATCAGATTGGCTTAGAATTAGCCAATGCGGAAAAAATCTTTTCCAGTGCCGTTTTATTGGCTTTTGTCAAACTTTCGATTTCATTTTCCGAGAGTTTGAGAATTGCGCCGATTGCGTCAGCGTGTGCATCCTTTTTGACTACTGGAGCACCAGTTTTTGAAACATAAGTTTTCGCTTTGTAGACTTTTTCGCGTGACAATTTAGCCACAACCGAACGAACAGTTTTGCCCAAATTTTCGGCGATGGTTTCAACTGCGACACCGGCCGCATAATCGGCCACCATTTTGGTGGTTTGCTCGGCGGTGTAATTCACCGCTTTTGTGGTCTTTTCCATTTTCGCTTTCCTTTCAGTGTTTAAGCCTTTATTATATCAGATTTCGGCAACTTGGCAAGACTTATTTTTTGTAGGGTCTTTGCACATTTCCCCGATCGCTGACAAGCCACAATTATACCACAATTTTTTGTTGTTTTTTAAACACACACAAAAAATAAGTTTTTGCCAAAAACTTGACGCGGGGCAAAATTATGTGGTATAATTTTGGCGCCAACCTGTAATACTTTGGTTCACAAAAATTACCGGAAACAAAAGTATTCATAAATTTTTGGCGCGCCCACACCTTATTATACCACAAAAACCGTTGTTTTTTAAACACACACAAAAAATAAGTTATACGAAAAAACTTGACACGGGCACAATTATAATAGTATAATTGGCGCCCCGAAAACAAAAGTATTCATTTTTGCAAATGTAAACTTTTGTTTTTAAACGCAAAAAAGCCCCTCCTGGGGGCTTTTATTTTCGGGGTTTTATTTTATAATAGGCAATAATCGAAATAAATATAATGTTCGCCGTATAATTAAATATTAATGGCCAATGCCATTTTGGAATAATATAAACAATCGTGAATAATTCGCCCACGCCCCACATAATCAAAAACCCCCAAGTTAATCCGTCAGAGTTTTTTGTTTTATAAGATTCCCAAGCCTGCGGTAATCCACAAAATGCCAATAAAATCCCGCCAATCCAGCCAATATATTCCATGATAGTCCTTTGAGATAATCGGGGATTTCTCCCCGAATATATTAAGCCGCTTTAAAGTGATCTTTTACCTGAAACGCTTTCCAATTATAGGCAAGCATTTTCTCGCGCCAGTCACGCTTATTGATAATGGTTTGCAAAATCGGCAATTCAAAATCACGGGCATCTTCTAAGGCAGTATGCGGTTCGATTTTAAATTCACCGGCAATAAACCCGCAAACTGATTCCGCAGTAGTGGAAAATGTCATATTGCCATTTGCAGTGGGTTTATTAAAAAGGTGATTTTGCAAAACAAAATCACGATATTGTTTTTTATTGCAGATATTACCAACGGCCGCTTGCCACAAGCAAAACTTATTCGAGAAACCCGACAAATCAATACCAGTATTTTGGCATTTGTCCAAATCAAAAGCCAGATTATATGCAGTCAAAATCGGGTCATATTTGCCAATGGCTTGGTTAATCCAGCGATTAATCGCATTTACTGATGCAAGCATACGTGTGCCATTATCAAGCATTTTGACATAATTGGATTTTCTTTTTTCCAAACCCGAATAACCCCAAATATCATTCGCTTTTTTATCGTGGAACAATTCAAAATTGCCATAATGGTTATTGACCAAAACAGCGCATTGATTGTGGATTTTGCCCTGACGATCAACGATAATGATGGCAAAATCGGCCACAGTGTTTTCGATTGTGGTTTCAGTGTCCAAGATAGCGAAGAATTGTTTTTTAGCCATGATTGCTTTCAGTTGGTAAGCCTAGATTATATCACAGTTTTTTGCAAAACCGGAAAATAATTTAAAAAAAGTTGTTGTAAATTCCCAACAAGTTAGCACAGAAAAAAGTGCCATTCAAAACGCCCAAAGCCTTATCACGTTTTACAAAAGCCACGATAAGCCAAGCCAGTGAACCAAAAGTAAACAAAATGTAACCAATTTTAAACATTGCGCTTGCAACTGCAAACGACCCTAAAATTGAAACAAAAGTACCAAACCAAGACAAGATATTAAGCATTTTTTGGAATCTCCATTGAGTGATGCGGGTTAGCCTCAAGCCCATATTCTAACATGATTTTTTGCCAATTTTCACCATGACCACAAATTTTTTCTGAATCACCGAAAAGGTTATAATCGGCTTGGTGAATAATCTCATGCGGAAGTATTACATCCATCATGATATTGAAGTATTGAGTATTCCATTTGAAAAATTTGTAACCCATTTGTATGCGGTTTTCTTTTTGAAAACACATTCCGGCACAACGCCAGATGTAAGGGTTAAGTTCTAATTTTGGTTCATTGTAGTGAACCAAAGGTGTATAAATTTCGCAAAGTGAATCCCAAATCATTACAGTCTCGCGATGTAAGTGGGTTAAGAGTGCTTTTTTGTCCATGCCACAATTCTACCACGAATTTGTGTTGTTTTTTAAACACACACAAAAAATAAGTTATTAAAAAATCCTTGACACGGCCAAATATTATATAGTATAATATTGGCGCAAACCTGCAAACCAAAGTATTCATTTTTGGTTTGTAAACAAAGGTATTACATTGTTTCATGTGAAACAATAGGGGCAAAGCCCCTATTTTTAATGTCCTTGTTTACTTGGAACATAAACCCCACGGATATTGAATCGGTCACAAACCGCTTTCAAATAAGTGGTATTATCTTCATAAAATGTAAATTCAGCATTTGCAAATGGCTTAAGATTAAAAAACTTAGTTAATCCAGCGATTTTCAATTTACCGCCTGAAGTAGTATCACCATCACAACGTGAGATAATATAATCAGGTTCACCGAGAATATCGGTGATGAATTTATTATCAGCTTCACGCAAAACACGGGCAGTTGCAATAATCACAAAAGTATTATCATCTTGCAAATCCGCACGATATTGGCTAGCCAATGGCAATAATGAATCATCCATTGCCCGATATTCATTTTCTCTCCAATAATCCAAATCAATTCGTTCGCCCGAATCGTCAACGATGGTTTTATATCTGTGCAAACTGCAAACGATAGTACCATCCATGTCATAAATGCTAACCTTAGTAATCTTTGCCATTTTGAACCTCTGTTCTGTGTTGATGTGTCAATTATACACGGCTTTTGGGGTTTTGTGTGGCTTTTTTTGCCCATCACACAAAATAAAGTGTAACAATTCTGGCCAACTGTTACAATTATTTTCGTTGTTTTTTGGCAAAAGCCCTTGACACGGGCAAATTATATATGATATAATTGGCGCGCCCACAGAAACAAAAGTATTCATTTCTGTGGGCAAACAAAAGTATCAACGATCTTTCATTCGTTGCAAAACGGCCAATATATCAGGCTCAGACAATTTTTCAAGCAAACGCCGCAAGACCTCATCTTGCACGTCTTTTGGAGTCGGAGTATTTGGGTTTTGAGTGTTTGTGTTCATGAGTGTATTATACCATAAAAAGCAGGGGATACAATCCCCTACAAGTTATCAGGTCTTTTCAGCCTTAATAAAATCTGCAATCGCTTTGAGTGCAGTTTTGTTAGCTTTGGTTAGCGATTCTACATCAGCTTCACCCAAGCCCAGAGCATCACCAATGTAATCGGCAACAGCATCCTTTTTTACTACAGCTTCACCAGTCTTGGAAACATAAGTTTTAGCTTTGTAAACCTTCTCGCGTGAGAGCTTGGCAACAACCGAACGAACAGTCTTACCCAATGCCTCAGCAATGGATTCAACAGTAGTACCGGCTTGGTAGTCGGCAACCATCTGAGCTGTCTGCTCAGGCGTATAATTCACAGTCTTGGTAGTCATTTAAAAGTCCTTTCAGGGTTTCATTACAAAAGCAAAGTATAACACAAATGGCAGGGCAATGCAAGCCATACAAAGTGCCAAATCCAAAAATTCTCGAATCTTATTCATTATTCAGCCTCACATTCAGCGGCATAAGCCAGAGCATTTTGTGCAGTGCACAAAGCGTTATAAGAACGGCGAACAATGGTATCATCACCAGTGATCTTAGCCGCATAGTATTCAACCAATTTTTCAGCATATGCAAGAGCAAGTGTCTGTGTCATAGTGTCTTTCGTTGTCATGTATGAATTATATCACGCAATCTCACAGTGTCAACAAGTTTTTTAAATTATTTTCTAGGTAGTTTCCCTATGTAGTAGTTGGTTCACAAATGTGATAGGAAACAAAAGTAGTAGGTGTGCTAATAGATTAGAAACAAAAGTACACAGGGGGCGGTTTGTAGACTAAAGTATTCACATTTGCCTATGGGCCCACCCACACGCGGCCTATTCAAATAAAACTCGAAAACACTTTCGGTGCCAACGCTCAACCCAATCGCCACCAATCCACCCAAACTGCCCCCACCCGACCCTAAACCACAACAAACCCACCCCCACCTTCCACATCCCCCCAACCCACCCCAAATCCGCACTTGCCCACACACCTGCCCCCGTGATATAATCCACCCAAAGGACTACATATGACTCAAAATCTACCTGCTGAAACACTGCAAATTGCCCCGGAAGCCCTGGAGGTAGCAAACTGCTATTTACAGTTACAAGATGCCAAACGTGTGGCACACGAACTAGACTTGCCACCAACCCTGGTCACCGAAATCCTCGCCCGCCGTGAGGTAAAGGGCTATATTGATGCTGTGTTCATGGACACCGGCTACAACAACCGTTTTCAAATGCGTGCTGCTATGGACGCACTAATCAAGCAAAAGTTTCAGGAGCTGCATGAAGCCGGAACTGGATCGACTAAAGATATTAGTGAACTGCTAGCGCTTTCACATAAAATGTCGATGGACTTGCTAGACCGTGAAATTCAGCTTGAGAAGGCTCGTCAAGGCCCTGGCGGCCCGCAAAAGCAGGTCAACGTGCAAATAAACGACGGACTTGATGGATCAAAGTACTCACATCTTATTTCAAAGCTTATTAGTGGAGACGGGTTGTAAAATTTAAGCTTGCGCAGTACCTTCATAGATGATATAATAGTATTTTAATAATTTATGAAGGTACTAATTATGCAAACATACATATACAAACTTACTTTTCCCAATAGTCATAAAGTTTATATTGGGCAAAGTCTTAACCCGGAAACTAGAGTACAACGTCACCTACAAAAATTACGTGACGGAATACATCACAGTAAAAAACTACAACAAGAGTACCCAGAGTGCGGTAAGCCCGAACTAAGTATTCTAGAAGTCTGTGATATCAATAGTGCAGATACTCAAGAAATTTATTGGATACAAGAGTATAATTCTTATCTTGATGGATACAACTCCACCAAAGGCGGCAACGGTACAGGGGTAGGAGAAGACTGCCCTAGTGCCAAGTATACCATTGATGACTATCTTGCAGTTGTAGCTTTTTTAGCGCACACAGATATGTCCACAAAAGAAATAGCTGCCGAATTAGGTGTAGGTATAAGTACAGTACTTAATATTTCTTCACAAACCAATCACCTGTATTTACGTGATATTGTACCAGAAGACTGGAATTTAATGATTAATAAACAAAGACATCATGCTAACTGGAGGGCGTATCCATCCGTTATTAGTCCAGATGGTGTAGTACATAAAGTAACCAGTGCCAGGGCATTTTCGCGAGAACATAAACTGGATCAGTCAGATTTTGCCAAAATGCTAAATGGCAAAAAACTTAGTGTTAGGGGCTGGAAAGTATGCTAACTGTATCACGACCAGATGTACAATGCGATGAGATTGTTGAGTTTGATGCCGGTGCCAGGTTTATTAAGCTGCCTATTACCAACTACTTGAAACTGTTAGGCATTTACGAAACCATCAACCGACCCCAAATCGCACTAATTAACGCAGTCAACGACCCCAAGTACCGATTTGTTTGCGCTGCACTAGCACGACGTCTGGGCAAAACCTACATTGCCAATGTGGTTGGTCAGCTTGTTTCACTAGTCCCCGGCTGCAATGTGCTAATCATGTCGCCAAACTATAATCTATCGGGAATTTCGTTTGAACTACAACGCAAGCTGATCAAGCACTTTGACTTAGAAGTTTCGCGTGATAACCTTAAGGACAAGATTATTGAACTCTCAAATGGTTCGACAATTCGCATGGGTTCGCTGTCGACTGTGGACAGTTGTGTTGGTCGAAGCTACGACCTAATCATCTTTGACGAAGCTGCACTGGGGTCAGACGGTGAGGCTGCGTTTAACGTTGCGCTACGACCTACGCTGGATAAGCCTAATTCAAAGGCTATTTTTATTTCCACACCGCGTGGTCGCAACAACTGGTTCTCTCAATTTTATCAGAGGGGATTTAGTGCGGATTTTCCAGAGTGGGTTAGCTTGCAAAGTGACTATAGCGAGAATACTCGCATGGCTGAGTCGGATGTGGCTGAGGCACGCAAGTCTATGTCGCGTGCTGAATTTGAGCAAGAATACCTTGCTTCATTCACAGTGTTTGAGGGTCAGATTTATAGTCTAGCACAATCCGATGTCCTAGAACCGCCCCCAGACTTGCGTGGCGAAGCCATTGCTGGTTGTGACCCAGGCTATCGTGACTACACAGCGTTTGTCGTAATACTCTACTGCATGGTCACCGATGTGTTTTGGATTGTTGATGAGTACTTAAAGAACGAAGCCACCACTGCTGATCACGCCGAGTCATTTCGTGAGTTGTGTTCAAAGTGGGGTGTAGAAACCATCTTTATTGATAGTGCGGCCGCACAGTTTGCTAGTGACCTGGCTTATATCTACGACCTTGCCTCAACCAAAGCTAAAAAAGATGTGCTGCCAGGTATTGCTTATGTGCAAACACTGGTAGCGCAAGGCCGACTCAAAGTAGCGCCTCACTGCACTCACAGCTTAGCAGTGTTTGACCAATATCGCTGGGATACAAAAGAAGGCCTACAACGTGAACGTCCAAAGCATGATGAGTTTTCTCACATGGCTGACGCGATTCGTTACGCACTTTATACATACACCTTGTAATTCCACAGCCTATCCCACCAGCCTAGTTTACTTAGTCGTTGTAGCTCAGTTTTGTGCTTAAAGTAACGATCTTTGAATTCATTGGTTAGTGCCAGCAGATCCTTATAATCCTGGTCAATAATATAACCCTCGTCTCGTAGCTGTTGGAGTGCATCTTCTGCAGCACTTTGCAGTTCTTGTGCGGCATCAATCTTTTGTTGGCTGCTATGTATTAGCTCCAAGTGTTCTAGTGTGCCCAAGTGCAGTAGCTCATGCGATTTGTTTATAAGTCGGGAAACTTCATCTGATTGATTAACTGCTGGGTAGGTAGTGTTAAGCATATCATGACACTTAAACTGGTCAATAAGTAACTCCTCTAAAATATCAATATGGTCACGGTGACAATAAAAGATTGCCTCGGTTTCCGGTAAACCGCAGCGCTCATACTCAACCTGCATAGGTCGTGCTGCCTTGCCAGTTGCGAACTTATTAAAGTGCTGTTTCCAGCGAGTTTCCAAGTCAAGTGATTTGCCGATATAAAACTTACCACTTGAAAAGGTTAATCGGTATATTCCCGAAGCCATATTTCTCCTTAAAATTCAATTATACTCGATTTGGATTGTGTGTGCAAGTCAAAACGTCCAAGGTGCACAAAAAATTATGGTATTGACATTTTTGTCCTAACCAGGTATAATACTAGTAATCTCAAGAGGTCCAATTAAAAAATGGCCAAGAACACAAACAAACGTATCCCAGTTAAGTGGGTTCGCGATCGTGCCAAGGCAGCGTACGATAAAAAAACGGAGTGCTTTGTCTGTGATACTGACAAAGACCTAGAACTTCATCATCTACATTCGATCACAATCTTACTAGAAACGTGGGCTGCGCGAAAAGGTTACGACATATCAACAGACGAAGGCATTTTAGCTGTTCGTGATGAATTTATTGCTGAGCACCGCGTAGAGCTATATGACCAGGTTTACACCCTATGTAATCCGCACCATGTAGCACTGCACAGTATTTATGGTAAAGCACCAGCAGTAGGTTCGGAAGCAAAGCAGCAACGTTGGATTGAAATACAACGCGAAAAGCACGTTCATGGTGATAAAGCCGTTCCTACTCAAACACACAACTCATTTTTCTCAAGATTTATTTAAGGGAAACTATGAGTTGGATAACAAAATCTCAAGACTGGATTCGTGAAAAACTGAACCCAGCACAAACACGTATTGCACAAGACGCCGGTACACAAATCGGTAGTGATGCCAAGGTAACGTACTTTCAAAGCTTTCAGAAGCTGGAAGCAGTTAATCGTAGCGTTAGCTTGTTAGTTAACGCTGCAAGTAGCTTAGACTACGACATAAAAGATAAAGTACACGATGGTGTTACAACTGGTATTCGTCAAAAAACACTAAATACCTTACTTAACTTCCGTCCTAACCCCTATCAAAGTGCACAAGATTTTCGCACCGCGCTATTCACAGACTTTGTCCTAGAAGGTAACGCTTTTGTACACTTTGACGGTGTATTTATGTATCACCTGCCTGCTGACAAAGTAGAAATCATGACTGACGAAAAGACTTTTATCAAAGGCTTTCGTTATAACGGAATGGTAGACTTCAAAGAGTCCGAAGTTTTTTACTTTCGTGATTTAGCCAGCGATAGTATCTATCGTGGAAGCAGCAGACTACAATCAGCAGACCGCAGCGTTAAGTTGTTGTATTCAATGCAGCAATTTCAAGAAAACTTCTTTGATAACGGTGCAGTATTTGGCTTAGTGCTTACCACTGATAACACGCTATCACAAGTTGCAAAAGAAAAAACAATTGCTTACTGGTTACAAAAGTACAATGTTAAACAAGGCGGTAAGCGCCCAGTTATCTTGGACAGTGGCTTAAAGCCGCATCAGCTAGCCGAAACAAACTTCAAAGACATGGATTTTGATACTTCAATCAAAACTCATGCCGAAAAAATCATGCAAGCAGTTGGCGTTCCGCCAATCTTGTTGCAAGGTGGTAACAACGCCAACATCTCACCTAACTTACGCTTATTCTACTTAGAAACAGTATTACCGATTAATCGTAAGTTTATTAGTGCAGTTGAGCGTTACTTTGGTTACGACGTAGAAGCTATTACTAGCTCCGTTAGTGCACTACAACCCGAATTAAAAGACATTGCTGCGTACCATAGTACGTTAGTAAATGCCGGTATTATAACTCCTAATGAAGCTCGCGTAGAACTTCGTTATGAATCAAAAGCTGGCAACGATGATTTACGAATTCCTGCAAATATTGCAGGTTCAGCCGCAAATCCTAGTACTGGAGGACGACCCGCCTCCGCTAAGGAATAACACAAAGGGGTATTATGGTAGATAAAAATAAAGTCCTGTTTTTAAACAGTTCTTTTACTAAGAGTGAACCTCTACCAACTGCTGACGGCAAAATTGAAAGTGTAACCATTCAAGGATACGCTTCAACTAATGACGTTGACAGACACGGTGACATTGTTCCAGCTGCGGTGTGGCAAAAGGGTATTGAGAATTACTTGAAAAATCCAGTAATTCTTGCTTACCACAACCACAATGAGCCAGTTGGTCGAATGACAGATCACCGCGTTGATGAGAAAGGCTTGTTTGTAACAGCAAGAATTTCTGCAGCAGCTGAGGATGTTTTCAATCTTGTAAAAGACGGCGTGCTAACCGCCTTTAGCATTGGTTTCCGTATCGTTGATGCGGAATATAATTCAGCCTTAGAGCTGTTTGTTGTAAAAGAACTGGAACTACACGAAATATCCGTTGTGTCTGTACCAGCTAATCAAAATACACTATTTAGTCTTTCTAAGGCGTTTGATACGGCCGAAGAATTTAAAAGTTTCAAAATGCAATTTGCTACCCCAAGCGACTCAGCTAAAGGGCTAGAAGCCTCCGGTGATGCAAAAAGCGATAACACAAAGGAATTGGAAATGACTCCAGAAGAACTACAAAAAATGTTGGCCGCTGCCGCTGAGCAAGCCACTAAGTCCCTGCTAGCTGCTCAAGAAAAAGCCGCTGCTGAAAAAGCTGCTGCCGATGCGCAACAAGCTGACTTAGACGCAAAAATCAAGGCTGCTGTTGCTCTAGCAACACCATCCACAACTGGTGCTGAAGCACTAATGGCAGAAGTAGAGAAGCGTTTCGCTGCTCAAGCTGACGAAACTAAATCTGTTGTTGCTGGTCTAGAAAGCGCTCTAAAAGAGAAAGCTGCTGAACTAGAAGCTATTCAGAAATCACGTATGACTTTCACAGATGGCAAAGCCGGTGAAATGTCTTATGCTGACAAAGAGAAGGCCGTTATTCTCGCAAAGATGGCAGGTAAAGCCCTAGAAGGTACTAAGTTTGGCCGTGATATGGTTCAAAAGTACGGTGCTCACGTTCCAAGCGCAACTTGGGAACTAGAAGTATCCACAAACATGGAAAATGAAGTACGTCGTCGTCTAGTGGTTGCTCCTAACCTACGCGCTATTACTATGGCTACCAACGTAATGACTATTCCTGTGAACCCAGAAGCTGGTGTTGCTACATGGATGGCTAACACAGCATTTGGTACAACATCATCTGCTGGTGCCGAAGCAACTCACGCGCTAAAAGAAATCACTCTAAACGCTTACAAAGTTGCAACAAACGAATACGTTGCTTACGAAGAAGAAGAAGACGCTCTGCTAGCAATTATGCCTGTTATCCGTGACGCTATGGTTCGCCGTGTTGCTCGCGCTGTTGACCGCGCTATGCTACGTGGTGCTGGTTCCGGAAGCGATCCAGTTAAAGGTCTAGCAACTTACGACGCAGTAAGCGCTGTTACTCTAGATATTTCTGATGCTGCTAAAATGACAGTTGCAAAACTGCAAGCTATGCGTCGTGACCTAGGTGCCTGGGGTCTAGACCCAGCTGAACTAGTTTATATCGTAAGCACAGAAGGTTACTACGACCTGCTAGAAGATACAAACTTCCTAACAGTCGACAAAGTTGGTCAACAAGCCACTCTGTTAACTGGTCAAATCGGTGCAGTTGGTAACACTCCAGTTATCGTAAGTGCTGAATTTGCAGACAAAGCAGCTGACGCTGTTGGCGCAATCTGCTTTGCACCAGGTAACTTCTTGGCTGGTAATCAACGCGGTCTACGTGTTGATACACAAGACCTAGTAGAAACACAACGTCGTGTTATGGTAGCTAGCCTACGTACTGGCATGACTCAAGTTACAACTAACCTAGGTGCTGGTGTTTCAGCTCTACGTTACGTAGCTTAATAGTTTAAAACTATAAACAAGACCCTTAAGTGGGTCTTGTTTTATAAGTGTATACTGTACACTTATAAAACAAGGAGATTCTATGGCATTAAACCTAATTACAAGACAAGAATATAAGGCGTATGCGGGAATCAAGAGTACCAACTACGATAGCGATATTGATGGGCTAATCCCAAGAGTATCACAACTAATAAAAAACTACTGCCGTCGTACGTTTGTGGACTACATGGACTCAGACAAAGTAGAAATATTTAGTGGTGATTGCGATAAACTAATACTTAGCGAAAGTCCAGTTGTATCGGTTAACCTAGTTCAACAAAGTGATAACTACGGTCAAAGCTACAGCAACTTAACACAATACACTGACTGGGTTCAAGATGGTGATTATGTTATTCCACTAAACACAGATGCATACTGGGCAAAAAGAATTCGTGGATACCGTGTATCCTATGCTGCAGGTTATGATGATGTGCCGCTGGATATTGCGCTTGCAGCAATGGATTTAGTAAGCTACTATCGCCAAAACGATGGGTCTGTACATAACAATAAGTCACCAGGTGCTGGTGGCAGTGTTCAACTAGAGTATATTATGAACACTAACTTTCCAGCACAAATTAAGCGCGTGCTAGATCTTTATGTGGCGGATTATTCGTAATGGCTATTGAGATACCTTATAGTATAGCAACAAATGCAAAAGAGTTTTTAACTGGATTAGTTGCTGAGCAAGCCTCATATTATAACTCCAAAGAAAAAGCAGCAAAAGATATTAATACTTTTGTTAGCGAAATAGATACAAAACTACGTTTAGCATATGATAAATATATTCCAAACGTACATGTAATAGACGCAGAGTCTTTTACTAATATACTTGCAAATAGATTGGCAGAGGCCGGTAAAAACGTACTGGATCCAGGAGCAGATACAGGCATAGCCGCAAGGTTTGCAGATAAAAATAGTACAGAATATAAAAATCTCAGTAAAATAGTTGTAGATAGTTTAAGTAAATACCATAACAAGCTACTTAGTAATCAGACAGTAAAAAACCCGATAGATGCACTAAACTCACTATCTAGTAAACTATTTGCAAGAACAAGAAAAATAGATAATCCAATATCTGCTAGAATACTAGGCCTTGAGTTCTCTAAAAACATAAACTCTATTTTCGGCAATAGAGCTGTACTAGCAGCGGTAGACCCTAGACTTGGTAGTTCAAGTACTAGATTTGTATTTTTTTCATCTTCATTTAATGCAATTGGTACTCCTATAAAAGAAAACGTGTATAAACCAGTAGAGGCTTTTATAAAAGCTACTTTAGGTACTGATACAGTTTCAGGATTCGGTTTAGGTACACTAGTAAACGCTGGACATGCCTCATTAATTAATGATCTAGGGTCTTTTGTTAATAGCCCTGCCTTTGCTCAAGTACTGTACGGCGTAAGTTCCGGAAGATCTAGTAGGTCATCAAGCCCACAACAAGCAGCAGAAATATTTAAAATAGAAAGTAAGCTTTTAGAAAATAGTATAAGAGTAGATAAGACTTTTTTAAGTAGTCAGGGTGGCTACGGTGTACTATTGGCCCTAGGCGTTACATTTACAAATATAGAAGATGCAGAGTTAAATCAACAGCGTGGTAGGATTTCAGAAGCTAGCGCAGTTCGTAGTTTTAATATACAGAAACCAACTACTATTACTAAATCAGCAAAAGATAAGATAGTAAATACTATATTAAGACTAGTACTTAGAAATAATCCAGCATTGGGAAAATCGTCTAGGTCTATTGTAGATTTTTTAACAGAAGCTTATTCTGGAATACTGTTAGGCAAACGTGTAGCCGGCGAAAAAAGCTCAACAACTGTTAGAACTTCAAAAACAGTAAAAAATTCTGTACAAAATAAATCTGAAAAGACTAGTTTCAATAAGCCTACAGCTAAAAGTAACAAAGTTAGTTTAGCTGTATCGACAGAGTTACAGGCTAATTTAACCGGATTACAAAACCTAATCAACCAGCAGTTGCAAGATGTTATCAGCGCCAATATGGGTGACGGAAGTTCTCGTAGTGTGTTAAACTACCGATCTGGTAGACTAGCTTCAAGTGCCAAAGTTGAAAGCATGAGCCAAAGCAGAGCAGGTTTAATAACTGCTTTTTATACCTACATGAAGAATCCTTACGCAACATTCTCAAGTGGCGGAAAACAAAGTTCCCCTGCATCACGCGACCCTAAGTTGCTGATAAGCAAGTCAATTCGTGAAATTGCTGCACAACAAGTAGGCAATCGTTTAAGGGCAGTAAATATATGAGTCGTAGAACCTCAATCGTAAAAGTCTTGACTGCTAAGCTAGCCTTAATAAACGGTCAAGCACCTTATAAAACCAACTTATTCCAAAATGCTTATGCCAAGCTAAAATTCTGGGACGAAGTAAAAGACTTTCCAGCAGTGTACTTAACACCTGGTTCTGAGCAACGTGAGTATCATCCTGGCAACTTTACTTGGGGATACCTAGGTATAGCCATTAAAGTATATTGCCACGGTGAAGATTCCAGTGAACAACTAGAACTACTACTAGAAGACATAGAGAATTGTGTGGACGCAAATCGTGTGCTCGTATACGATGCCACTACCAACTACGAAACAACTGAAATATTAATTCAGTCAATAACAACTGATGAAGGGCTTTTAGCCCCTTATGCAGTTGGCGAAATTAACTTACAAGTCCGATACCAGATTATGTAAGCAACCGTACCAAAGTGCCAGCAACAGATAAATGTCTAGTTAAGGTACTAGTGTACTAACTACAAGGAAATGAGATATGTCATTTAATTTAATTCGTAATAGTCGAGTATTCTTCACGACTAAAGTCGACTCAACTACTGGTAAGGTAGAAGCTACAAGTCACACAGCGGATACAACCCGCGAAATTCAAGTACTAGAAGGTTTTAGTTTTAGTCAGAATACTGGTCAAGAAACAGTTACACTAAACGAAGCTGGCGCTAGCCCAGTTCGTGGTCAGCGTAGTTTTAACACAAGTCTAGACCCAGCGGACTTTTCGTTTACAACTTATATGCGCCCACAAGACGGTGGTACAAACATCACTTGTGAAGAATCTGTGTTGTGGAACGCAATGTTTGCAGTTGATGCAATTGGTGGTACTGACCCTGCTTGGGAAGACGATACTAGCAATGCTACTTGTGTAGTAACAAACTCTAATAAACACCAACTACAAAAATTTGGTTTAATTATTGTACTTGATACAACAACTTTTGTTATTGATAACTGTGTGTTAAACACCGCAACGGTTGATTTCGGCTTAGATGCTATTGCTAGTATTCAGTGGTCTGGTCAAGGCAGTGAACTACGTCAGATTACGTCCCCAACAATTAGTGGTGGAACAATTAGTGGTACTATCGGTGGAAACTTCAAGCAAAAGGTAACAACTGCACCTTATATTGCTAATAAGTTGAGTGTTGTTACACTAAAAGATGTTATTGGTGGTGCTAGTGGCTCCTCTTACAGCGTGCCTATTACTGGTGGCTCACTAACAATTAGTAATAATGTTACTTACTTAACACCAGCTAACTTAGCTACTGTTAATAAAGCAGTTACATACTTTACAGGTACTCGCTCTATTAGCGGAAGTTTAAATGCTTACTTACGTACAGGCACTACCAACACGCAGGGTCTAATGGATACCATGCTAACAAACTCCACTACATCAGTTGATCCTGACTTCTACTTAAAGATTGCAGTTGGCGGAACTAATACTACTAGAGTAGAGTTTGAAATGCCTGCGGTTGTGTTATCAATTCCTGCTGTAAACGCTGAGCAAGTTGTGTCAACAACAATTAATTTTACTGCTCAAGGGTACACTGGTACCAGTTTTGATATTGGTGCAGCTAACGAGTTGAATATTACATATACAACTCCTAATACAACTCCAACTTAATTTTTCTACAGGGTTGGATTGATCCCCAACCCTACTTTTTCTTACTTAATATAAAAATATGTCAATTTCCCTAAAATCTCTGTTGGTTCCTTCAAAATCCGTTGAAGTAGAGTATCCTGGCCTCTATGGCTTCAAGGTTAACATTGCGTTCTTATCGCGCGAAACGCTTCTTAACATTCGCAAAAAGTCTACTAAAACTAGCTTTAAAAATCGTCAAGCATCTGATGAGTTCAATGAGGACTTATTCCTGCAACTTTATGTTGAAAATGCTGTAAAAGGCTGGAGTGGACTAAAACTGGCTTACCTTGAACAATTGGCTCCAGTAGACTTAACTGGACAAAATCCAGAAGACGAGCTAGAATTCAGTGCAGAAAATGCACTGTACTTAATGAAGAACTCAAGTAACTTTGATGCTTTTATTAGCGAACAGGTATCGGACCTGGGAAACTTTTCTTCGAGCAGCAACAAGCCTTAAATGAGTTGCTCGTAAATTACATGCAAAATTCTAATGTGAACATGACCCGGGATCAGTACTTTGAAATGTGCGAAGCCTTGGGTAGTGAGCCGGTTGATTCAGAAATTCCGGTTGAACTTGATGACTTTCCAATAGAAGTTCAGCAGGCGTTTGGAGTTTACAGAATGTTGCGTGATGAGTGGGATAGCATGAGTGGCGTTTATCTTGGTAAAACACTAATTGGTATTACTGAAATATTAGAAGCTTCCGAAATCAGTCCAGAAGATAATAAGTTTATTATTACTCTTGTGCGGCTAATAGATCAAGTACGTGCTCAAGAAATAAACAGTAAAAAAGCAGCCGAAAAACCCGCGACTTAAAACCTCGCGGGTTTTTTTATGTTAAAAATTTTTTGGTTTGACATTATAATGGTTACATGATATAATGGTCTGTATCAAAGTTTGTGCAATTTAAGCCACAGGTTCTAAGTAAAGGAGCAAAGATGGCAACAGTCAAAATAGATTTAAGTTTAGAAGACACCAAAGGCAGTATTAAAAGTCGTAAGAGTGAAGTTGAAAGCTTAAACCGTGAATTAGAGAAAACAAAGAGACTTAGTACTGGTACTAAGTCTGGTAGCGGCGCCGTAAAGTCTAGCTATAGCTCCGCAATGGGTGGTAGTGAAAACGCTGAATACGGCCGTGCTCGCGGAAGTATGGGAGCAACAGGAGCCGGTGCTCGTGATTTTGCCAACCAAGCACAAGGTCTTGGTGGACTAGTTCGCCTATACGCTACCTGGGCAGCTAACATATTTGCCGTTAGCGCTGCGTTTAGTGCACTAAGTAACGCCGCAAACGTCACTAACATGATTCAAGGTATGAATCAACTGGGAATTTCCAGTGGTATAGCTTTGGGCAGCATGGCGCAAAGATTTGTAGAAGCCTCGGATGGTGCAATCAGTTTAAAAGATGCCGTTTCTGCAACTGTTAAAGCAGTGTCTAGTGGACTAAGTCAAGCACAGTTCGAACAGTTGGGAAAAGTAGCAAATAATGCTAGTAAAGCCCTAGGTATCGACATGGCCGATGCTGTTAGTCGTCTTACTCGTGGTATTACCAAGCTAGAACCAGAACTATTAGACGAATTGGGTATCTTTACCAAAGTAGGTGCTGCAACAGAAGATTATGCAAAAAGAATTGGTAAATCAGCAGCTAGTTTAACAGACTTTGAAAAACGTCAGGCATTTGCTAATGCTGTGCTTGCAGAAGGTACTGCTAAGTTTGGCAGTATCAAAATTGAGGCAAACCCCTACGACCAGTTAGCTGCCTCACTAACAAACTTGTCTAACAAAGTACTGGGTTTTATTAACACAGCACTTGGACCACTAATCAGCTTGCTAAGCTCAAGTCCAACTGCTTTGGGCATAGTGGTAGCAGGTTTAGGTAGTTTGCTACTAAAACAAGCTATACCAGCAATAGGACAGTATAAGTCAGCTTTAGCTTCATCAGCAGATGAGTCTGAGAAAAAGTGGCAACAAAAAAGCGACGCTATTAAAAAGATTGAAAAAGATCAGTTTCAGTACATTATTAATATGTCCGAGGCTGAGGCAGATGCAAAATTAGCTAGTTTTGAAAAAGCAGAGCGAAGACTTAAAAAGTCCAAGGGTATGGCTGGTGTTTTTGATGAACGTACTCAAAATATATTACAAGGCACAACACTTAGCAAAGAAGATCGAGGATATTTACAGTCAAAACAAGCAGAAGCAGCTGCAGCTGGTAATAAACAATTGGCCGCGGCTTATAAAGAAGCTCGTGTAGCTTTAGATGGTTGGATAAAGTCCGAAAAAGAACACGAAAAATTACTAGAAAAGATCAGCGATCAAACAAATAAAAACATATCAGGTGCTAGCAAGTTATCTGCAGCAGGTTTTGCCAGAGATGAGCTAAATAAAGCAAGAATCTCCAAGTCTAGATCCGCATTGATATCTGAGGCGGCGGAAAATGCTTCAACCGGTTCTATGTCACAGTCTTGGGAAAAGCTAAACAAAGGTATCAAAGACGAAAAATTAACAGGAATATCTGCTGGATTTACCAGAGTAGGCGGTGCAGCTGCAATCGCAACCACCGCTATTTCAAGAGCTGCAAGTGTTGTAACTGGATTTTTTGGTACAGTTGGTCTAGTAGTTGGAGCACTATCTACTCTATACTCCTTTATGTCAAAAAACCGTAAAGAAGCCGAGGCTCTAGGTTCCGCCATTGAACAATCAGATGAAGCTGTAAAAACTGCCACCGGTACTTTTGAGAAGTTCAACAACGTACTTTCTTCAGAGTCAATAATGGCCAAAGCCAATGCAACAGTTGGCCTAGTAGATGCTATGGATAAGTTAGTTAATAAGTTTGCGGATTTTGATAAAGCTTCCAACGGTGTAGATATGGTATGGGAAAGCTTAAAAAGCCTGGTAGGTCTATCAAAACAAGATGATGTAGCCAAAGGATTAGCCTCTAGCATAACCAAGTTGTTAGAAACCATAGAAGATCCGGCATTAAAAAGCGAATTTGAGGGTAAGTTAAAGAATCTACTATCAATAGACGACTTAAACTTTTTTGCAATAGACGATGCACTAGATAGTATTGACCCTAAAAAGTTAAAACAATTAACAAAAGACGCCGAAGAATTAAAAGTAAAGAACCAAGCAGTAGCTAGTTCTGTTGCCCTAATACGTGATGGATTCAAAAATGTAACTACAGCATTTACAGCACTAGAAAATACATTAAAACCAAACGATGTAGTATCTAACTATGCTAGTGCAATTGCCAAGCAGTCAGATATCATGACTAAGGCATTTGAGAATCCAAAAGTTGCGGCAGCTACTTTTAATGATATAATAGCAGACACAAGTAAGCTCCAAGCCTTTTCGCCAGAGTCGGCCGCTCAAATTTTAGCTGTTGCTGAGGATTTCAAAAGATTAACAAAAGCAATACAAGACGCAGAGCTTCAACTTAAATCCTTGAGTGGTGCAAGTTATTGGGAAGATATTGATACTCAAGCATATGATTCACTGCAACGAGATGCTATTTTTGTAAAGCTACAAGCAGATAAAAAGAGTTTAGCTGAACTTGGTAATGTTTTAAAGAAAGCTACAGCTGATTCCATGGAGTACGCTTTTAAAATAGCTTTAGCAAAAGTAAAAACAGCATCCGCACAAGCCGGTATAGATCAGCAAAAAGGTTTAGTTTCAGCACTACCCAAGTCACAGGCAACTATTGAAGCACAGATGACTTTGGAAAATAAGTCAATTGATATTCGCAAGCAAGAAATTCAATCAATCTATACGCTTACTAACCAATTAAAAATATCAACTGCTTCTCAGAAAGTAATGGATCTAGAGAAAAAACTACAAAATGCTACGCCAGAAAAGCAAGCAGAAATAAGCAAAGAACTTGGATTAGCCCAAGCTGAAGAGCAAATCTACAGGGGTACACTTGCAAAAGAAAACGTTCCAGCAGAGTTAAAAGGTGCTTATTTTGAACAGCAGCAGCTAAGATCAGGTATGCAGTCTCAACTAGCCGTACTAGATATAAATAAGATAAGCAACGAGCAAAAAAGAGCACTTGATAAAAAGTTAGCACTATTTGAGCAAGACAATAGAAATGATGCTGATTACATAAAAGAGAAAGAAGTACAAAGAGATGCCCAACTAGCTCAAGAAGGCTTAACCTTAGAAGATAGAGACACTATAAACAAGCAATTCAGATTAGTTACTGAAGCAGAGAGAAAACGTCAAGCTACTATAGCAGAACGACAAACTGTGTCACAAGCAAAAGGTGTTATAGACATAGTAACTAAGCCAGCAGTTAACGGTATTAGTGGAGCTGCTGCTCAGGCAGGTCAAGAGGCACTAACAGCAGCAAGAACTGATTTACCTACCTATGAAAAGCAAACAAAGGACGCTGAGGCTCGCTTCGCTATACTAGAAGCAACTACAGATACTCAAGCTAAGTCAGCCTTATTAGTCGAAACTACTGCCAGAGACTATGATAGAATATCTCAAATTCTTTCTGATAATAACGCAGCAAGTACACTAGAGTACGATACCAGAGTACAAAGCCTGGACATAGATCAAAAGTCCTTGGATACAAAACTAGCTCAAAAAACAATTAGTCAGCAGCAGTACGAAGATCAGACTAATCTCAATGAGTTAAAAAGAGTGGAGCTGAATACTGCACAGCAGTTAAATCAGGCTTTATCAGATTATATTAATAAAACTGTTGCTTTAAATAAAGAAATAGCTGCCGGAAATGTAACACCTCAACGTAGTGCTCAAATTGAAACCGACAAAGCAAATGCACTGAAGTTTTATACTGACTCTACACAGAGAATCAGAGAACAAGGCACCGCAGACAAAGAACGATTAAATATACTCGGTGAACTAAGTGTTCGCCAAAAAGCTTATGCAGATATATTTGAAAATTCCATGAAAGGCATGGAAGATGCCATTGTAGAATTTACTAAAACTGGTAAACTCAGTTTTGAGTCAATGATTTCTAGCTTTATAGAAGGATTACTGCGCTACGAAATTCAGCAAGCACAAATGTCCTTTATTAGAGGTTCTGGTGGTTTTGGTGGTATACTTAATGCAGGCTTCAACTACTTTGCTACTATGGGCGATACAAATGCTGCGGGTAACGCGATGTTTGATGCTGGACTTAATATGATGGCTCCTAGCGCCAAAGGTAATGCCTTTGACTATGGTATTGAGGCATTTGCCAAAGGTGGTGCATTTACCAATAGTATTGTTAATTCACCAACCTTATTTAAGTTTGCAAAAGGCACAGGGCTAATGGGCGAAGCCGGCCCAGAAGCCATTATGCCACTTACACGTGACGGTAGTGGAAATCTGGGCGTTCGCGCACAGGGTGGTGGAAGCAATGTAGAAGTAGTTATTAATAACTATAGTACTGAAAAAGCAGAAACCAAAGAAACTGTGGACAGCAAGGGCAATCGTAAGATTGAGGTTATGGTAGGTGACATGGTAGCAGACCAATTAAGCAAGCCTGGTTCAAGTACCCAGCAAGCACTAACTAATGGATTTGGACAACGTCCTTCCATTGTAAGGAGATAATAAATGGCAGTATTACTATGGCCTAGCACTTTACCACAGTCTCCTCAAAAAGGGTTTCAGGAGACTGTGGGTGTTAATATAATTCGCAGTCAAACTGATGCCGGCCCTGCAAAACAGCGCAGACGTGGTTCAAAGCCAACAGAATTGTCACTGTCATTTATAATGACAACAGCTCAAACTCAAATACTGGAAGAATTTGTAAAAGACTACGTCTATGGTACAAATAGATTCCGTTTTCCACACCCCAGATTACTAAACACTATAATAGATGTTCGTATTATACCAGCTAATTCTGGCGAATTTTATACACTACAATATATTGCACCAGGATACTGGTCAACTAGCTTAAAACTTGAAGTAATGCCATGAGTAGATTAAATAGACTATCTTCTAATGCTATAAAAGCAATGTATGGTTCGGAAACAAATGAAGCATTATTAATGCTTTTAACCATATATGATCCTGAAAATCCAAGTACTGTAGTAGGTAGACTTGCTAACGGCTTTACAGGCAGGTTAGCAAGTTTAACTACGGACCAGGAGATTATTTATGGTGTAACAAGTAGGTCTAATAGTTACTACTTTTTACCTATGGAAATAACCTTGCCAACAGAGCAAGAAATAGGTATGGGGCAGTTTAATATTGTATTACAATATGCTGCTCCAGACTTAATAGCATTAATACGACAAAACATAACAAAGCCCACAAAAATACTGCTAGAGCTAGTACTATCTAGTACTCCAGACTATGTAGAGGCAACTTTCTCCGATTTCTCTATAACCAGTGTAACGTATAACGCACAGCAAATCAACCTTAGTTTAGAGATGGTTAATCTAAGTCGTGAGCCTTTTCCGTGCTATAATTTTACACCTGGCTATTTCCCAGGATTATTTTAATGAAATATGATAAATATATAGGATTACCATACAAAGATAATGGTAGAGATATTGACGGCATAGATTGCTGGGGACTAGTTCGCCTTTATTATAAAGAAGAACTAGGTATTGATCTACCTAGCTATACTACAGAGTATTACGGTCGCAGCGACCCTGATATTTCTAGCTTGGTTAATCTTTACAAAGATAACTGGGAAAAAACCACTGAGTATGCTCCCGGAGACGTAATAGTATTTAATATGCTAGGCGAGCCTTCGCACGTTGGCGTTTATATAGATAACAATAAGTTTATACACTGCAGAAGTGGTGCAAACAGTGTAGTAGAGTCACTTACTTCAAGCAAGTGGACTAAGCGAATAGAAGGAGTATACAAGTACAGTACTAAAAATCAAGTACAACTTGTAGGTGCTCCACACCCACTAAAATCAAGCATTGTATTTGAATCTTCTGCGGCAGGTAAAACTGTTCAAGAAGTAGCTGATTTTATCACACAAAAATATGCTATTAATAGTACACAGTACACAGAAAAACTAGTTATTTTAGTAGACGGTGTGCCAGTACAAAAGGATTTATGGGCTACTACTGTTTTAAAAGCAGGAGAAGTAGTTACTTACAAAGCAGTTGCCGGCGAACAAGTTTTAAAAATGGTAATTGTTTTTGTAGCCGTATTCTACTTAGGACCAATGGTAGGCAACTTCCTTGCAGGCGGAACAGCTGCAGCAGGTAGTTTTGCAGCAGCAGCTGGTAAGTTTGCGGTAGCTATTGCGGCTTCTGCACTTGTAAACGCTATTTTTCCAGTTAGACAACCTACCGTAAATGATCCTGGTAACTCTAATCCACTAAATGTATTTACTGGTACTAGCAATCAAGAAAATAGATTCGGAGCGATACCTGTAGTACTTGGTAAAGTTAGAATGTCTGGTTTGTTAGGTGCTACACCATACATAGAAACATTAAGCGATACAACTTTATTAAACTTATTAATTGTATGGGGTTTTGGCCCACTAGCAATTAATGATATTTGTATTGGTGCCAATCAACTAGAAAATTACTATACTGGACTAGCACTAGAAACTCCTAGACCAGTTACACTATACGGTACTACAGATCAGGACGAAACAAGTTTTAATGCACTATATGGTTCCGACGTAGAGCAGGCCCCAGCAAAGCAAGTAGAGCTAGTAAATTTAGAGGCCGACAACCCTTGGCAGTATATTTACTTTAATCAAGAGTCTACCCGAGTAGCTGTTTCTTTTACTGCTCCTGAAGGTATGCGTGCCGTTAATACTAAAAATGGTGATGTGTCAGAAACCACAGCTAAAGTATCTGTGGAATTAGGTGTGTATAATCCCGCCACTGCACAATGGATCTTTAGTCCTCAAACTCCTTATTCGCTGGGTGCGTATAACTCGAACCAATTAGACCCTGCAGCATTTACTACTACTTTACCAGCACCTGGAGGTAATACCACTGACGTTCCTATGGGCGATACTACTGTAGCTAACTACGTTCCATACCATCAATTTTTTACTTTTGCTATAGCACCTACCGGTGGCGTACAAATATTTGATGGCATTGTTTATTCAAACCCTAACGGGGTTCTAACCTCATCAGAAATAGCTGCTGCGGAAAAAAGTAACTATGGTTGGATGCTAGAGGACATAAGTGCTAAATTTTCTACTATACCTGTAATTCCACAAGATTTTTTACCAATACATACAGTATTATTAAAAGGCAGCGGAGAGGTAGAAAGTACAATTAGTTATTTAAGTCAGTATTCTATGCACGAAGGCCTGGGATTAACTGTCACTCAGTTAACTGAAGCTTATCAGGGCGAGTTTAATACAACGGTATATAGCCCTAGTGGTTATGTAAAATTTGACGTACAAGCAGGGTACATAATTAAAAATGCTGCATCTAATGTAGTAACTGAAGATAGTGGTCTTGAAACTGAGACTATATTTACTTCTCGACAGTTTATAGGTAAGACAAATGCTGAGGGTTATAGTGGTTGGACTAGCTTACTAAATAACTACGGCATTGCTTCAAATGACGGTAACAAGAGCGGTACAAGTTTAGACTATTCACAAACAGTGTACTTTCCGTACTCTGGGCAGTACTTGTTTGAAACAAGCGCTGATGATAGTGGAGAAGTAATAGTAGATGGTATAACTATTATAAAAGCACTTAGTTGGAGAGAAGTACAAAGTACCTTACACTATTTAGAAAAGGGAAATCACACTGTTAGATTAAAAGCAGATAATTCAGGGGGCGGATTAATAGGTGGTTCACTTGTTGTTAAGTATACTCGTGGCGGTATTAACACAGTTGCAAAAACTTATACAGAAATTGTTTTTGGTGCTCCTGGACTGTTTCATAAACGCAAAGATGCGGGTGGATACACACAATATTTCGAGCAATTACCTAAAGCTAGGTATGCAATAAGGTGTAAGAGAACTAATAGTAGTATAGAAGAACAAGGAGACTTGCGCTATTTAAATAAGATTGTGCTATTTACTGCAGCCTGTTTCGATAATACTAGACCTGCGGTAAATCCTCCAGGCTGTTGGTTAGCAAAAACTGCTATCAAAGTACAAAGTACTAACAAGATCAATGGCAGCATTGAAGGTGTAAATGCACTAGTACAATCAATTTGTTTAGACTGGGATAAGGCTACGCAGACATGGATTAATAGACCTACTAGCAATCCTGCTAGTTTATTTATGCATGTACTAATGCATCCTGCAAATGCATACGCTATCAAAAACACAGAGTGGCGAGATAAAATTGACTTAGCTACGTTACAAGACTGGCACGAGTTTTGTGATACTGGTAACTCAAGCGGTGGTAAGTTAGAGTACAATAATACTCTTACTAATAACATGAGTATTATTGATGTATTACGTGATATATGTGCTGCAGGGCTAGCAAGTCCATTATTTATTGACGGCAAATGGTCCGTTGTAGTAGATAAGCCAAGACCGTATACTACTCAGTACTTTACACCATACAATAGTTGGGATTTCGAGTCTACAAAAACATTGTTAAGACTTCCACATGCGTTTAGAATAAACTTACTAGACGAGCAACAGGCGTATCAAACCAATGAACTTATTGTTTATAATTACGGATATAACAAAGATGGTACTAGTGGTAAAGAAGCCGCTACATTATTTGAAAGCCTGACACTACCAGGAGTAACTAATAAAGATCAAGCAAAGTTCTTAGCTAGATGGCACCATGCTCAGATAAAACTACGACCAGAAACTTACTCTATTAATACTGACTTTGAATACTTGGTATGTAATCGCGGTGACGTTGTAAAGGTAAGCCACGATGTGCCTCTATGGGGCGTGGGCAGTGGCAGAATTAAAGCTGTTACAGTAGGCAGTACCGCACTTCAGTTAACCGAGCCAATGAAGTTAACTGCCGGTAAAACTTATAGCATACTAATTAGAACAAACGATAAAACTAAGCCAGATGGAATTACAAAAACATTAGCTCCAATTACTATTACTGATTTCTATACTACAATACAGTTATCCGATGCTTCAATAATTCAATTATCTGATGGTATAGAGCCTGATAATTTATTTATGTTGGGCGAGTTAGATCGAGTAACTCAAGAATTAGTGGTTCTAAGCATAGAGCCTACAAGTAGTACTGGAGCTAAGTTAACTCTTGTTGACTATTCCCCAGAAATATACACTGCTGATTTAGACCAATTATTAACATTTGACGCAAATATTACATTAGATAATACTGATATTGTTAAAAATACCATAACACAAGCACCTATTATCAATCAAGTAAGTAGCGAAAGTGCCTTAAGTGAAGCAATCTCTGGTGGAACTTATCAAAACGTAGTGATTGTTAGTTTCTCTAGCCCTATGGGATTAAGTCAAAATGCTGAGCAAATTGAATCGCAGATTATTCGTGCAGATTCGGATTTTGATTCTAGTAGTTTAAGTGAAATATACACAGTTGATAAATCTATTAGCAGTTTAGTAGTTAATGGACTAACTACAGACAGCACATACAAAATGCGTTCTAGGTATAGCAGTAAGTCTGGATTAATAGTCGGTCCTTGGAGCGAGATATTTTGGTTTTTAAATTCTGGTAAAACTGTTAATGGGTCTTTAGCGCCAACATTGGAAGTAGATTTAGAAGGTACTTTTATTGTTGCAAAGCCAGCTGTAACAACACAAATGCCTGATTTTTTAACTTACGAGTACAGATTACGCAAAGATACTGGTACAGAAGATTTCTGGGAATTAGATATCAGTGATCCGCAGTATGGTATTAAAATTGTTAAAAGCACCGGAGATGCTAGATTTGACCTTCGTGAACAACCAAGGCCAAGACTTTCCGCAGCTGGAGTTACCTACAGAATAGCTTGCAGGGCACTAGATCGTCAAGGAAATTACAGTACTGTAAGTACTCTAGGAACAATAGTTGTTAAAACTATTACATAAAGGATAAAAATGGCGGCATATTTATACCCCGGCGTAAAATCGCTACATTTGGTACTAGATAAACCATATGACACTGTTAGGACTACAGACATCAGGGACGACTTACAATCGGTAAGAGTATGGTATTCTACAACAACTGGATTTGATCCAAATAATGGACAGGGCACATTGGTGCCTTCTGGTAATAGTTTATCAGTAATCATTACAAACTTAGTACCCAACACAAGGTACTATGTAAAGTATGCTTTTATTAGTGCTATTGATTCCGATGAAGTAGATCCAGCAGGCCCTACGGGGCCAGAATCTTATACTGTTTCTAGTGAACTAACTCAAGTAGTGTATGACGAAAATGTTACTGTGTATGGTTATCTAACCAATGACCCTACCGGCATTGCAACTGCTGCAGACGGAACTGGTGGAAACTTCAGTCTTGCTACTGGTACCTTTAAGGTATATGATGTAAGCCAAGACGTTACAGGTGCAGGACCTGTTTATAGCATTAAAGCAAATAGTAATAGTTTTCTTACTGGGGCAACTATAGATGCCAATAGTGGTGTTTATAGTTGTACAGGAATGACTGCAAATAGCGGTAGTATTACGTTTCTGGCAACATATAAAACTGTTGTAGTAGAGCAAGTATGGAATGTTTATAAGGGTATAGCTGGAGCTAATGCACCGCTAATTCAGTTGTCAGCAACTAACAGCGATTTTGTGTTTAAAGACCAGTTTGCAACAACTTCCTTAACCACTAACACAGTGTTAACTGCAGCTCTTAAAAATATTACGGGTACGGTTGTTTTTACAGCCAAAGCATATACTCGTGCAGGGGTACTAGTAACCACCCCAGGTAACCTTACAGGTGCAGTGGCTTTTACAACATCCGGTAATACTATTACTATAACCGGAGCTCAGTTTGCTGCTCTGGGAGTAACGGTTGGTACAGTAATTGTAACAGCTACTATTGGTACAGTAAGTGATAGCTTTACACTATATCGTATTAATGATGGTACTGAGCAGATAACTGTTGAGTTATCAAATAGTTCTCACCTAATACCTGCTGCAGAAAACGGTGATACAGTAGCAGCTAACTATATTGGTAGCGGCACCACAGTTCGTGTAAAACAAGGCAACACTTATCTACCAGTGGACCAAACTTCACCGTATGATAGCGTAGGTACTTGGAATATATTTGATATCACCAGTGTTGGTATTACCTGCGATCCTACACCTACGGTTGCCAGTAACTATATAGATTTTGACACTCATGCAGCCATGACTGCGGACAGTGCATATATTGATTATACAATATATTATAGAACTACCACAGGTCAAACAGGTAGTCAAGTAGTTCGTCAGAGTTTTGCTAAATCCAAAGCCGGTATAACTGGTTCTAGTGCACCATTAGTAACACTAACTTCTACTGGTCAAGTATTTATAAAACAAAAAAATACAGGAACGGTAACGCCAAGTTCAGTTACACTTACTGCTACTGCTTCTAATTTTGGTGCCAGCCCTACGTACGTTTGGAAGTCAAGTACTGATGGAGGTGCTACACTAACAGTTATTGAAGGTGCTACTGGTAACACGCTTACACGTAGCAGCTTTGCCGCAGGCACTGTGTTAATACGGGTAGATGTAACAGGCGATGGTGAAACAGGGTATGACCTACTTACTCTATATTCAGTGAAAGAGGGCGACGACACTATAGTAGCAGGTTTAGAAAACGAGAATCAAACTGTAAGCTGCGATAGTACAGGAACACCTATAGCAGGGCAGTTACCACTATCAAGTAAGTTAGTAGTTTTACGTGGAAGCGCTGTGCTTACTAATAGTGACGGCGTTACTTGGGAAAAAGCATCCGAAACTGGTATGACCAGTACTATAAACGCTACTACTGGAGTTATTGCTATTAGCGCTATAAGTGCAGTTAGTGCTAGCGCAACATATAATGCAAAACTCGGTACTCTTACACTAAGCAAAATACTTACACTAAATAAATCTAATAGCGGTGCACCTGGAGCTAACGCTCCATTAATTCAGCTATCTGTAACTAACAGTGATTTTGTATTTAAGGATGAGTTTGCAACAACACCAGTAACAGCTAACACAGTAATAACAGCAGCGCTTAAAAATATTACAGGTACACCTACTTTTACAGCTACAGCGTATACTCGTGCAGGCGCGCTAGTAACTAGTGCAGGTAATACTACAGGTGCTGTAGCTTTTACACAAGCAACCAATACCATTACAATAACCGGAGCTCAGTTTGCTGCTCTGGGAGTAACGGTTGGTACAGTAATTGTAACAGCTACTATTGGTACTGTAACCGATAGCTTTACACTATATCGTATTAATGATGGTACTGAGCAGATAACTGTTGAGTTATCAAATAGTTCTCACCTAATACCAGCTACAGAAAGTGGTAGCACAGTATCAGCTAACTATACAGGTAGTGGTACTACTATACGTGTAAAGCAAGGTAATACACTTTTAACAGTAGATGCAACTTCTCCATACGCTAATGGTACTTGGTATGTTTCTAGTACATCTGCCAGTGGTATTACTGCAGATACTTCACCTACATTATCTGCTAGTACAATAGACTATGACACACATTCAGCAATGACTGCTGATAATGCGTATATAGACTATACCATAACCTATATAACTACAACCGGTCAAGCAGGTACGCAAACAGTACGCCAAAGCTTCGCTAAATCTAAAGCAGGTATTGCTGCTCCACTAATTCAGCTATCTGCAACTAACAGTGATTTTGTATTTAAGGATCAATTTGCAACAACACCAGTAACAGCTAACACAGTAATAACTGCTGCTCTTAAAAATATTACTGGTACACCTACTTTTACAGCTACAGCATATACTCGC